CTTAAACCCTCCAGCTGACTGGGCCCCAACGATAGTTTTGGCCTAAAAGCTTGTGCAGGACCCCGACCTAGGCTCTAGACTCATTCCGCTGTTAGCGGATGTCCGGTTAACCTCAGGTGTGGCAGCGCCTCAATGCTAAAAGAGGTAAACTGTCACACTGGTGCACTAACAGGTGAAGATTCCTGCTCTGGTTCTTCGTCGCCGGCTACGGGCATAGCGTAGTCAGCCATCCCCACGCTGGAGGGCTAGCACCCCACACCAGCCGTGTGCCCGCGACGTCTGAACTAACCATATAGCAACCTCTACAACTCAAAGCTATGAATAACTTTAACTTGCAGTGGCTGACTTGGTTGAAAGGCGTATCGGTCTTCTTGGGAACCCTCCTTTGGGAGGTGGTATTGCCATCAGTATTAACCTTTACGATTACGATCGTATCGGTTATGGTGGCTTTATACTATTCCTTTCCTGTCATCGGCGAAGCCCTGTCCCACCTTTCGGAGGTGGGCTGGGATAAACTCCGGGAAGGTAAGGTTCGGGGCTCGACTTTCTTTAAGAAGTTGAGTACCCTGAAACCTGTCTTTCCGGACATGCGCTGGATGACAGTCGGGGAAGTTCACCGAGTCGTCGTACGCCTAGTCAGAATCATCGGGGAGAACCCGGCATTGTGGCTTGTTTTGGCGCGCCGCTTCGTTACCTTGTGGGAGAAAAGTGGAACACGTTTCACTATTTCATACCTCAAGGAATGTCGCTTGGCGCTCCTAGCATGGGCGAACTCACGCGAATATACACCTAACCCAGGTGTACGTCTGCGTCGAAACGCGCGTGGTCTTCCCTTGATCATTCCGGCCAAACTTCGGCCGGAGTCTCTGAGCTCTGCTCACGAGATTCTGATCTTTCGGGGACTTCACACGGTATTCAACTTGTACCGCGTTATGGACTGGAAGGGTGCTCGTCCAGACTTTTCCTCGATTACTTCACCGTTTTCGGGGGTGTCAACGACGCTCTTCGATGGGGAGATCGCTGCCGTATTGAAGCATTTCACGATTCCACGATTATCCTTAGGATACGTGGCTCCGTGGGTTAATGTTTCAAGTGGGCCTAATCACCCCTGGTCCCTCTGGGGTTCTGCGAAAGACATCCTGGCATTCAGTTTGAATTTTCCAATGTTATTGGTTTTCATACTGTACGCCTGGTCGAGTCGACAGCGAGCACTGGCCATTTGGCTAGCACTCGTATCTCATCTTCTGATGCCGGTCGCACTCTTCCTTTGGTATCGAGGAACGCGTCTACCGCTAGGGCGACTAGTCGTCCTGGCGAAGGATGGAGGAGGAAAACGTCGAATTGTCGGGGTGGTTGACTATTGGTCCCAATGGGTCCTTCGTAGTCTTCACCTCTACTTATTCGATGTTCTCCGCCGTATCCCTCAGGATGGGACGTTTGACCAGATGGCTCCAATTAAGAGCCTTCTGGACTACTCCCGCCTAGGGTACCCCTCATATAGTTTCGATCTGTCGAATGCAACAGATCGCCTACCGGTTGCTCTCCAGGAACAGATCCTTCGGATTTTAACTGGTCAGCGGGTCTTGGCATGGTCTTGGAGACTTTTAATGGTCTTCCGAACCTATACCAACCCTGCCGTCGGTCGTATTCGTTACGCCGTCGGTCAACCAATAGGTGCACTCTCTTCCTGGGCCATGTTGGCGTTCACCCACCACATTATTGTGCAGGTGGCCGCTTACCGCTCAGGGTGGAAAGGATGGTTTCCGTTGTATGCCCTTCTGGGAGATGACATTGTCATTCTCACAAAAGGTGTGGCCGACGAGTACTTGTCCATTATGCGATATCTTGGGGTCCCGATTAATCTGGGGAAATCTATTTCCTCTGATAAGGGGCTCCTCGAATTCGCAAAGCGGGTAGTTTCTCCACATGTTGGAGACCTATCTGGGATTTCCGGACGTGAGTTGTTGAGATTCACTCGGAGTTCTGGGCAAGCCATCAATCTGTTTTCACATTTGATGGATTTAGGCTTTATCGTTTTTCCCAGCCAGGGGTTGGAGATGGTGGGGCGGCTCGGGTCCGACTTGCGTCGGTTTCCCGGGTCGCTCCTCCTTGCGAGCGCCTATATGCGCAGCCGTTTATCAGGAGTATGTCGTCTTCCGTCCAGCGCTTGGCCAGATGAATGGTTTCGTTTACTCCATGGACCGGAAGTGTTACGGTCTGCCGTTCGCACGGTAGACCTCGCCTGGATGGAAAAAGTATTCCACCGGGCGGCTCTAACCTTCCGCGGCCGCGCCCTTTGCGCACTGAAAAGCTTTACCATTTCGTGGTATCGCTATCCGGTGTTTAAAGGGGTGCTCGGCGGGATTCTCTCGATCCCGCTTCTGCTTATCTCTCCAGGACCATACGCCCAGTTCTATGCCTTGTGTGTTGCGGTGGTAGACTCCGCTCGTCTGGCTGACCAGGCCTCTTGGGATCTTAAGATCACAGAGGAATGGGGCCACTTTAGGACGAGAGGGGCCGACCCACTTCCCGTCTCGGTTAAAACGTTCACGCCTCCGGCGTTACCGTTACTCGAGTACGAGGAGGTGGGGACCGCTACCGCGCGCGATGCTCTGAAAGTACTCGATCGTTACTCGAGCGAAGTCTTGAAAGCTTCAAGACTCGCAAAATTCGAGGACGATTGGTACTCCATAGCAACGCCATCCCGCAATTCCGGCTTATTCCTACCTAGCCCTCAGCACCCTAGCAAGGTGTCCGAGATGAAAGGAGGGGGCTTTGACGCTGCCTATTTCTAGGCAGTGTATGGTTCTG